TACCTTTGTTCCAGGTACGAACACCTTGTTGCATCCAGATTGGGAGATGTTCATACATGATTTGATATCTATCCAACACTTCTCGGGCGGCACTTCCTTTGTTGGCAAGAATGGCAACTGTTTTGCTTTCTTGGAACAATGTGTACCACAGAATACAGGCAGCTGATGTAATGGTCTTACCTTGCTGACGACCTTCCATCAACACCACTTTTCTATTGTTTAGAATCACTTCCACCTTTTTCTTCTGGCAATCATATAGTTTGAATTTAATCAAACCTTTATCCAATGATACAATATGGCAATATTGTTCTATGAAATAGATAGGGTCGTTTTGACACTTCACTATTTCTTGAATTTCATCTGGCGTGAATGTGTGTTGATACCCAATAGCTTTTAAATTAGGATTTCCATGATATGAATTTTGGGCATCAATCATGCACTTCCTCGATTTCTACAGGTGTTGTAGCTTGTTTCATTGCCTTCAACAACTCATGTGTAGAACCAACAAACAAATTGTTTTGTGTTTTAATTGCAGGTTTGTCTTCTTTTTCCAATTCTTTCTTCTTCTTTTGCACTTCCAATAAATCTTTAGCGGTATCGGATACCGTTTTAATCAATTGGCCGGCTACTTCATATGCTCTAGGGTGTTCACTATTTTTTGCAATATGAAGTATTCCATCAATGGCTTCATTTCCTTTATCAATTAATGTTCGCAATGTTTCTCTGGCGTGAGCTGCGTCATCTTCAGGTGGTAAAGGAGCAATAATAGCTTTTTCAATTTGTTCAGATGTAGTGTGTACTACGTTGAACTTATCATCAAGATTGTCAAACATACAATATCCTTATGTTGTAAAATCAGAATCAAATTCTTGGATGTAATTGTAATCGTCTATTGGTGTTGCTGTTTCAGGATCCAAAGTTGTAGTGATACTGGTTTTTAATAAATCATCTTTTACTGCTAAAGCTGCGTCAATGTCTTTCACTGAGTATATGTTTTCAATAACAGTTTTTATTACATTGGCATCACGCACATAACCAAAGAAATTCAATTTCATTGTGAAATTTAAATCCCAAATAACACTTAAACGTTTATCAAAACTTCCTTCCCATTCATCTTGATAACTGATGTTGTCTAATACTATTTGTAAGTCAGTTTTCACACCTAAATCTGGAATAGCATTAATAGTGACGTTGAAATCTGGATTGAAGTAAGGAAGAATTTGTTCAATGATTTGCAATCCATCTTCTTGATTTTTGGCAAATACACTCATGCTGATACCCATGTTGTATGGTGTGGACACAAATGAATATCGCATGCCTGTGTTAGTGATTCCTGCGGTATCAACAGCACGAACACTTTGCGTTAAAGCCAATTTACGAGAAGGGTCGTAATTGAAATTGGTGATTTCAAATCCCATCCGAGGTAGATTTATTGCTATACCTTTGCGTGTTTCATCAATTTCTGGAACCTCACGAATTCTATCAATGAATTTTTGTTTAGGTGCGTAACTTAAAGGTACTTTTAAACTTTCAGTAACGTCTCCATTGACATCCTGCCTACGAACATAGATGTCATTGAAAACAGCACCAAAAGCAATGATAGCTTTTCTAATATGTTGATGATAGAAATGTTGATTGCGAAACATTAATATTCACCAAAAGGATTAATGGCTGTGAAATCTAAGATGTCTTGTGCTTCATCGTCGAAATTTTCGCTGTTACTGAAAGGATTGGTAGTTGCAGTACTGTAAATTTCTCGGATAATGCTACCACCTGTTTGTGTTAACAATCTATCCCCAGATTGTAACAGAATGTCATACTCAAACACATTTTGTGTGAGAGCAGTTTCAAACGCATCAATGTCTTGTACACCTGTGTTGAATTGTTCAGAACTGTATTGATACAATTCGCATTGCATGCTGTAAATATGAAACTTTCCTAATTGATAGAAAGGATCTAAATGTTGTACAAATTTAATTTCAAACATGCTATTGGTCTTCGGGAGATAAATTAAGTCTCCTTCAGCAGGGCGATTAGGGAGTTGTAACAATTCATCTGGATTACTTCCCACCACTTCTTCCCAGCGTCGGCGCGAAATGACAAATGTTGCTTGATGTGTTGTTTGTATACCAAATTTGGTAAATAGTTCACTATCACCTTCCCACCCATCAATGTTTTTAATGTACATTTCTACGGGGTAGGCATTTTCAAATTGGCTCAACACATCTTCTCCTAACACATCATCTTGCATTTCTGATGTTCGTGGAAGATAGTATACATCATGACCAAATATTTTAATGCTTTCAATAATCAAATCTTCCAGGAGACGTTGTTCATTAGTGGTGCCTGAGGTGTTACCAGATTGAAAGTAGAAGTTGGTAGCCATGTTATCCTACCATGAAGTCAACAGGCAACTCATATCTTGCTTGCATTTCAGTTTCAATTTGTTGTATTTCAGCAACAGCTTCATCATATAATATTTGACCGTTCATCACTACACCACCGGGAAGTTGCATACCTCCAAACTTCTTCATGTTTTCTCCCCACTGCCTTTTGATAAGAGCTGTAGCATAACGGCGAAGAAACATATCGTTATAAATTTCTGTCCATTGTTCTGGGTCTAAAGCACGATATACTTCAAAAATCACATAGTCACCATCTTCAAATACCTCATCCATGTTTACATCAATATGAATGCGATTTTGTTTTCTATTGAAGGTGAAGCTTCTAGAACCTGCAAACATATCATCTAATAATTGCAAATGCATTTTCACTTGTTGATAATAAATGACATCAGATGATAACAGGTTGTACATGTCATTCAATCGAAATTGATACACCACATCGAAAATGTTTGTGCTAGCACGACTACTTCCAGTATCACCATATGGAAGAACACGTATCACACCTGTAACGGCATCTGCTACTGTGAAGTTTCCAGTTGACCAACTTTTTTCAGTGTAGGCAGTAGTGGCATGCAATGTAGTAGAAAATCCAGAAGTGCCTCCAGTGATTGTTTCTCCGTTACTGAATGTGCCATTAACATCTCGAACTTTTAGTTCATTGCTACTTTTCACACTCCAAACTTTTGCAGTGGCTCCGGATGTGGCTCCAGTAATTACTTCACCTATAGTAAATTGACTAGCGAAAATAGTTGATAGTTTGACGATGGAAGCTTCCACTTGTGCTTTTAAATAAACACGTTCTACGCCGTCAAAATGATATTCATTCCAAAAATCAATTGCATCCTGCACACGGTCTTCCACCTGGTCGTCATCCACATTGATTTCAATAACTGGAAACCCTAAGCGGCGGAGGCAGTAATCTTTTAATTCTTGACGAGTTGTGATAGCCATTCGTCCCTCTGTTCAATAGTTGAAAACATATCTTTCAACTATTTATACGAATTAAATTATCCGTAGTGTTCTTCGTAGTATTTTTTAAGCCAATTCCAATCCACAGAGTTTAATAATACATCTTTATCATCTCTATGTTGTTCAGCATACTCATGTCCTTCTTTTGCTCCCTTCAACACCCAATCGGAATATTGCCCTTCAGCGAATGCCAGCCAGCGATCCAACCATAAGTGAGCGTCATCACCATATGTCACTGTCAATTTCACTGTTTCCCGGAACGCTGTTCTCCAGGCTTCATATGGTGTTGTAGCAAAAGTGGCTTCACTAACTGTTCTAGGAACTGTGATGGTTTTGCTGTATTGTGTGAAATCTAAACCAAAATTGACAGGAGTATTCAAAACTAAATTGCTGTTGTAACATACCACACCCATATGACCATATTGCAATCTATTACTCATGTTTTTTGCATGAAAAATAATATGTGCGTCAGAAATGGTTTCCACGGGGTAATCAAACACGGAAGCATCTGTGATGTAATTTTTACCTGTCACAACAAAAAATTGTGTGGAGTCACCTGCTAAATCCACGCACCGATGAAACATTTTTCTACGACCATCAATGCCATCAATACGAACAGCACGTGGACATAGCTTCACTAAATGTTTCCAATTCTCATCAGCATTAGTTTCTCCGTTACTAACAAAAAACACTGGCACAACATCTTTCTTTGAGGTTCTACGAACCTTCAAGGTGTGTAATGCTACCACTGGATCTACCTCGATAATCATCTTGTCTGGCCATTCCCAGGGATCATCACTGGTTTTTTTTGCTTTCTCAATAACTTTCCGTTCTCCAGCCCAACCAGCAATGAACACCTGCTCTGCATCCTTGCGAACCACAAAAACCACCGGCCCTGAAATATGTTCCCAGGTGATACCGTTGGAACACCTATACAATTTTCTTTCAGAACCTTTGGCATCAATAATGTCCACATAATCAAATGCTGTCAGTTCTTTATCTCCTGCTTGAGCCCAACCCTTGGCGTCTTTAACTGTATCAATGAAATCTGTGAACCACCCCAAACTACGAACCCAGTGTTTTGTTTCCATGACCCAATGTTGTGTAAACAAATCACTATGCGCCAACCATGTTTCATTATTCAGCATTTTTCACCTTTTTCATTTTCTTAATTTCACGTTTTACACGTTGTTCATGATTGGTTCCTATTGAAGGACCAAATGCCCATTGTCCTACATGCCTAACCTGAAAACTTAAATTCATATCCACTAAAATTTTATGTCCTGCATCTCGAAGTTTTTGTTGAAAGTAGAAATCTTCACCATGCCAATCTCCATCATAGTATTCGAAATTGAAGAATGGAGGTTCTATGTTTCTCAACACATCAGTTTTCATCATGACACAACCCATACCAATGCCTTCCACCTCTTGTAATTCCTGGTCAGCTTCCAATGGCAACCAGTTTTCCCAATCTCCTTTTTCAGGATAGGCTACTGTTTGCAGTGGAGAAGAACGCTTCATATAATTAGAACACACTACATCTTTGTTATGTCCCATCAATCTCATAGCTGTGGTGCTGGGAAACATCATGTCGGAATCCAACCATAAAGCATAATCAGATTTCATAGCCAAGGCTTGTTTAGCTAACTTTTCTCGTTGTGATAATAGTATAGTGCTTTGGTCATATATGACATGTACATCAATACCTGCCATGGTAGTGGTCTTCACTAGTTCCACTAATGAGGACACAAACAAACTATACATGTATTCTCGACAAGGAATTAAAATGGCAAGTTTTGTGGGTTTGGTGTTCCAAATACTTAAATCATAGATGTTCTTCATACACCCGCCACTCCTTGAGCAAGTGTCGAAGCTTGTGTGGTGATGTCTTGAATCATGGCTGTAATTTCCATAACACGTTTCACAATCAATTGATAATCTGCTAAAGGAAATTGTGTAATCGTGTTCAAAGTTTCCACACTGTACTTGTCATAAATTAAAATTTCCATGGAGGCTTTTCTGGCCCATTTTTCTATCATGGCAAATCGTTCAGTTTGTTTCTCACCTTGAATTAAATTCAACAGATGTTGTACATCATAATTAGCCAGAATACTTTCTAAAAATACTATACGTTCAGGCCAGGTGTTGTTTTCTTTCAAATATTTCAATTCATATAGAAGTTCAGCTAAAACTTTCTTATCATAGCCAATGGAAATCCATCGGACATATCGTTCTTCATATTCCGATGGATTATCATTTAATGATTCTATTAATGTATCAATGGTGGGTTCCATAATTATCACTCCATAAAATAATATAAAATATAAGTTACAACTACTTAAATGTCAATACCCTAGTAATTATTAGGTGTGGTTCTTCCACCAAAACGTGAAGAAAATTGAAACGCGCCTGTTGTGATGCCAATCTGTGCACCTAAATCAGTTCTTAACCGTACTTGACCTGTTAACCCATACGCATTGCGTACGCGGCCCATGTCAATGGCAGATCCTGTATTTGGTAGTGTTCCCATAGTATGCTCCTAATAGCCGAACTGAATTATTTAGTTGTCATTTGGGAACGTAAATCTTGAACCTCTGTGTGTAATTGCTTGATGGCTTCAATCAAGAGTGGCACAAGTTTTTCATATTGCACAGTGAGATATTGTTCTTCCACCTTCTGTTCACCCACGAATGGCGCCACACGAACAGCTTCTGGAAGAACAGCTTGTACTTGTTGTGCACTAACACCCACTTGTTGCTTGTCATTGTTGAATCCAAATGACTTAGCGAGTTCATTTTCTGTGTAGTAATATCCATTCAAGTTTATCACCTTATCTAATGCACCTTCAATTTTTCCGCTGAAGTTCTTTAATCGTTCATCTGAATAATAGGCTGTGATTTCACCTGAAGCAGCAAATCCAGCACCCCATGTTAGTAATGTTGAATTAGTTGATCCTAATGCTGTGGTTTGATTACCAAACGTGATATATCCTGCTGTGGCATCCTGAACACCTTTGATTCTGATTGTATTGGCAGCATTAACATCACCAATCCATGCATCATCACCAATTTTAAAGTTTTCACCATTTCCGTTATTAGTGGCAAGTACTTTATCAAAAGAAGGAGTTGCTGATGTTGCTACTGATTGACCGATGCTAACTGCCGTACCTGACACAGACACGCCTGTGCCTGCTGTCACTACTGTGATATCGGCAGAACCATTGAATGACACACCTTGAATGTTTCTTGCTGTTGCCAATGTTGTGGCTGTAGCTGCATTACCTGTGGTGTTTTGATTGAGTGTTGGAACATCACCTGCTTGAATAGCCGATGAAACAAATCGAGTACCATTACCGCGAAGATACTGTCCTGATGTTGCTCCATCATTGATGCGGAATCCTTGTCCCGAAGAAACATTGATGTCACCTGCCACGTGGAGTTTTTGTGCGGGAGAAGCAGTTCCAATTCCCACATCACCTGCTGTGGTAATTACAGTACGTGGTGTATAGACATTGTTAGTGTAGAATGCCAACCCCAACCCTGTATAGGTCATTATATCATAGTTAGTTCCTACACCACTGATGGCAGCACTGCGCCCAATATCCAATTCTTTAGTACTTGATTTTAAGAAAGCTAAATAAGGACCTGCAACATTGGTACTATTAAGTGAAGATACTTCTGAATTTGATGTTGAAACATCTAATTTCGTTGCAGTGATGGCGCCTGCACTGAAGTTACCTGAAGAATCACGAGCCACAACCTTAGATGCCGTGTTAGCACTTGTAGCGTCTACAGCAAGTGTTAAACCTGCACCTTCAGAACCACCATCACCTCCAGTGATGTATGAACCGTTGGTGATGCTAGCAACATAATTACCTGTAGTGTCTGTGCCAAGTGCCACGCTATTAGCAGCAATAGTTGTGGAAATTGAGATGTTGCCAGAACCATCAAATGATGCTGAAGTGCCAGTTACATCGCCTGTTAATGATAATGTGCGTCCCGTTGCCCAAGCACTTGCTGTTGAAGCATTACCTGACAATGCAGCAGTGATGGTACCTGCACTGAAGTTACCTGAAGAATCACGTGCCACAATTGTTGAGCCTGTGTTGGCGTTTGTGGCATTGCTAGTTACTGTGAATGTTGCAGCACCAGAACCGTTGTATGTTGTGGAACCAGACAAGCCAGTTCCTGATACACCCATGGTCAATGTATCAAGATTGGTACCTAGTGCCTTACCTGAAATGGTGCTGTTTGTCAACTTAGCGTTGGCAACAGAGCCAGCCACTAATTGACTTCCATCAATGGTTTTGTTGGTGAGTGTTTGTGTGCCTGATGTTGTGACAAGAGGAACTTCAGCGCCTGCTAATCCAGCTCCCCAACTATCTGTGGATTCATCCCAAGTGATGGAGGCATTTGTAGATGTACCACGTTCCACTTCAATACCAGCATTTTGACTTGGTGTACCTGCTTCATCACTGTTCAATACAATGATGTTATCGCCGATGGTCACTGTGTTGCTGTTCACAGTTGTTGTGGTACCTGAAACTGTCAAGTTACCAGCAATTGTGACATCAGCACCTGACATGGTGATGGCTGATGTTGGCGTGGAACCAGACTTGATGACAAGTTCACCGCCTGATTGTGTGAAGGCACCAAATGTTGTACCTCCATCCTTCAACAACACATCGGCACCATCTGCATCAAGGATGATGTCTCCTGCGGCATCCAATGTGATGTCGGCAGAACTATCAATTTCTGCGATAACAGGAGTTGTTAATGTCTTGTTTGTTAATGTATCTGTTGAAGATACAGTAACAACATTTACTCCCTCAATTGTAACAACACCAGCAGATGCCCGGGCAATTGTGGTATCTGTAGCATGACCCAATTCAATGCTTCCAACACCTAATGCTGTAGATGTAGAAGAAGTGATACCTGAAACAGGAAGTCCAGTACAGTTTGTTAAGGTACCTGATGTTGGTGTACCTAAAATAGGAGTTACAAGAGTGGGCGTGTTAGCGAATACTAAAGCACCAGTGCCAGTTTCATCAGAAATTACACCTGCCAATTCTGTAGATGATGTAGCGGCAAATGCGTTTAATTTATCAGCAGTATATGCAACAGTCCCACCTCCTCCGAATGCAACAGAACTTGAGTCTGTGCCCGTGAATGTCAAGGTGTTGCTAGCAGTTAATGTTTTGCCGTCCGCAATGGTTAATGTGGAACCAGTGGCAGGTGCTGTAAGTGCTACTTTGTTGATGCTAGTTGCTGAGGCTACACCAAGTACAGGAGTCACCAAGGTGGGGGTGTTAGCAAATACCAGTGACCCAGTACCTGTTTCATCAGTAATAGCAGATATCAAGTTGGCAGAACTAGGTGTACCTAAGAAGGTAGCCACCCCAGTTCCCAACGATGTAATGCCTGTACCACCATTAGCCACTGGAAGTGTGCCTGTTACACCAGTGGTCAATGATACATTGGTAATGGTGTTGTTACTTCCATTAATGGTTTTATTAGTTAGTGTTTCAGAACCAGCCAAAGTAGCGAAATCTGCATCAGTAAGAGCTGTATTGAAATCTGAAATGCTACCAGTTACTGTGTTGCTGCCTAAGGCAAT